TAATGGTGCTAGTCTGTAGACCATGAGTAAAGGTTACACGGGGGTCAGCGAAGCTGTTACCACCACCAATGTCATAAGGAACACAGCAAAGTGTGACATCACCACCGACAGGCATGACAGGATCAACAGTGCCATTGAAGGTATAGGTTCCTCCATCCCACTCGTTTACATCAAAGCTGATTGTTCCAGCGTTGTCAAGGGTTACGAAACTGTTGGTTACGGGAGCGCCACCAACGTTGAAGCTAACCTGTGAAGTGCCAGCAAAGGAAGCAAAGGCGGTAGAGCCTGCGTCCACTGCACCATCCACGGTTGCAGCACCACCAGCAGAACCACCATCAATGACTACGTCAAAGATTACACGGTCAGAGCCAGCAGGGATAAGAGCGGTGGATGGACCTGCAAGGTCGGAAGCGATAGCACCTCCGTAGGTGAGGTTAATGGTAGTATCCTGTGGGACTGTGCGATCACCACGGATCTGAAGGGAGACAGTATCACCTGCGTCAGCCTGGACAGCAGCGACAGTGAAGCCTAGGTTGGCTGGAATGTCGTTATCTGTAACGAAGATGTCAGCAGTAACCTGTGAGCCTAGTGCTGGGGTGGAGATATTGTTGGTTACAGTTGGTGCAACAGACAGCAAGGTCCACGTCTCTAGCTCAGAGGTGGTGGTAGTGTCTGTGTCAGGAATAATACCTGTCCAAGTGTAAGTGGTCACGCCAGCAGGCATGATAATCTCTTGCTCGTAACCCTCTGCTGCTAGGCCAGGGAAACGATCCTCGGGGAACTTTACAGTAAGTGCAAGCTCCTCAGGAAGGGCGACATCTGCAACGAAGGTAAGATCGAAAGCACCACCCTCAGTAGCATCACCAGTGATGCCATCGAACTGAACTTCAACAGGGTTGCCATCACCGTTGGTGGTGAAGGTTACAGTGTCGTCAGTGGGTAGGGAGAGTGCCCCTCCAGCAATCACATTGCCTGCGACCTCTAACGTGCGGCTGGGGAATGCGTTGGATAGAACTACGATCTGACCGCCAGTGGCCTGAGTAGCATAAGCGGGAACTGTTACACGGTCACCTCCCCAGTCGAAGTCTGTGCCCTCTACTGCATCTCCACCAGTCTTAGATAGCTGAACAGTAATGTCCTGAGACACACCACGGCTAAGGGTTACAGTGAAGACAGCGTCGTCACCCTCTCCAAGAATATTACCATCCTCAGGTGAGGTAAGAACAGTGACAGCAGGAGTCTCATCATCTAGAATGGTAAGGGTCTTAGTAGTAATGGATCCTAGCTCTGCGGTGAATGCTCCAGTAGAGTTAGGAGAGAAGTCGGTGATTGTAAATACGTAAGTTGCATCACCTTGGTCACCAGGAGCATCAATGATTGAGACAGGAAGCTCGACGCTAGAGCGGTTAGCGGGAACTGAAACAGTAAAAGTGCTTAGTAGTTGCTCACCAGTAGCTGTGTTCTTTAGGCGAACATCAGGTGCAGGAGAGCAAGTAAGAGTTAAGGTGGCAGCAGTAGGAATGGATTGGTTAAATACTACATTCATACCTGCGTTACCACCTAGCCACTCCTGCCTAAGCAGAGGAGCGGAAGAGAAGAACTGGGCCGTGTAAGTGGTAGGCTCTTGTGTTGCAGTTACTGCTACGTTGAAGGTATAGAGACCAACAGCATTGCCTGACTGAACCTGAACAGTAATTGTGGCAGTTCCTTGAGCGTAAGGGCTAAGGACCGTCATGTCTAGCACAGCGGATAGGGAACCAGCACCAGTGGCGTTGCCAGGGATGGTGACGGTAGCAGGAACACTAATGTCGGCTAAGGCTAGACCGTTACTAGTAACAACAGTAGTAGCAATTACGACATCCTCAGAGGTAAGTCGGCTTAGGAGAAGATCAAGCGTTGCAGGGTTGTCGTAGTCTAAAACAGAGGGAAGCTGTCCAATGGTGAAATCAGCAGTAACCTCGTCATCGACAATGGTAACCTCTAGAGCAGCATCAGTAGAGATAGAGGTTGGCACAGAGCCTCCACCTACTTCAAAGCTAATGATTGAGAGGTTAACAGCTAAGTCACCTTCCTCTTCTATAGTATCTGAGATATCTACTGGGATAAGGAAGTGATCTGAACCACCAGGAACATTGATAATAATGTCCGTAGTATCGCTGTCGATCTGGTTTACTTCGTCTCCTGGAGCGGCCTGGAAGGTGATGCGTTCATCAACTCCAACTGCTCTAATGGTTACTACACCGTCTTTATTGTCGGGTAGAGCGGGTGTAATAGATCCAGAGATGGCGTAGCTGCCATCCCACTCAAATAGGTTTACTTGTGCCATAGTAGTGCCTTACAGTATCTAGGTATCTATATCAACATCAGTGCTGAACTTCTCAATCTTTCCACTGCTCGTCACTCTATATTCTGGGGATGGGATGTAGGTTTGAACTGTGATGTCAAAGTTACGTCTAAGCACACGATCTTCCCTATCCTGTGCATCAATCGAACCATCATCCTCTTCCTGTGTCAGGTAAGCCTTGGTCAGGTGAGACCAAGGAGTTTGTAATGTAATGTCTGGGTGGAACCTGCTGCGAATCTGCGCTGCAATCTGGTCCAGATCCCCAAGGTGCCTCGTCCATAGAGATAGTCTGTAGGTGAGCTTCACAGGCACGTCGGGTAAGGAGATGATGCGGACTGCTCTCTGAGTCTCATCGTCCCACACGGAGCGTGCCAGGATGTTTAGTGAGGTCCTGTGCCTATCCGCGTCATTCTCTATAGCAGACTGGTAGATAGTAGAGTATGGGAGAATTAGGTTATTTTCTTGGAACATCTTGGCTACCAGCCTGTCCTGCCTACCATGGTGCATCTTTACATCAACCCTTTGTCCTTGATCGTTTATATAGGAAAGAGGGATCTGATGTAGAAGGGTTCGTAATAGCTCCTTGTAGTAGTCGTGCTTAAAGCTACTATCGTTCTCCACCATGGAGATTAGCTGGGACAGAAGCGTTCTAGAGCTTCGTCCTGAGTTTGTGTTGAAAGGGATACCTTCCCTAATCATGAAGTCTCTGATCTCACTCATAGGTCATCGTATCCTCCAATGTCTCCACCGACATCAGGAGCAACGTCGGTAATAGGTTCGTTAACAGTCTCCTCATCATCACGGAGGATCTTAGCTGTCACAACCGAGTGGTAAACGCCGTAAAGCTCGAACGAATCTTCTTGAACCTCGACCACTTCGTAGCGTATGTTCTGGAACTGCGGCTTGATTTGATCACCAATCCTGGGCTCACGGTGAAGGGCTTTCTCAATGTAACTCTTATTAAATACAAACATCTGGTCATTGGTGATCTCAATCCCGAATTGGCTGAGTGTCTCTTCAACAACAGATGGCTCATAGAAACCGTGGACCTGAATAGGCTCACTAGCAACGGTGCGGTTCCTTGCCTCTAGGTATACATCATCATAGTCCGACTCCACGTAGGACTTGTAATAGTTAAGAGGAGAACCTGTGATACGGATGATCTCATCATCAACCAAGTTGAATAGGTTTACATCAGGGTTGGCAGGATCAAAGAATGATAAAGGCGTAGCCCCCTGTAATTCAGGGAGTCCGTCCATCTGCCTCGTTACTTTGAACTTCCTATTCATATCAACCAGTGGTAAAGATGGGTGGTTCTTCTATCTCCGTCATTAACTCTTGACGAAGAGCAGCCTTCTCCTGTTGAGCTTGCTGTAGTAAGACAGTTCCATTTAACTGTGTTCCCCCGCCTGGACCAGGGACGGAGTTAAACTTTCCACGAACCTGTCCTAGGATCTCTTTGGCACAGGCAGTAGAGAATCTCTGAACCCAGTTGCGTAGCTTAGGTGATAGTGTTTCTGAGTTGAGTCCACGAAACTCAATGATAGCTGTATCGTCAGTTACAGGAATAGGATGCAGTTGTAGATACTGACCATCTAGAATCTCGAAGGCACCGTCCTGTCCTAAGATGCGTCGAGTAGTCTCCATGGTGGACTGTAGTAGATAGAAGTCTCCTATTCCAAGACCTTCTAGGAAGTTAGTTCCGCCCTGGAACATGGATAAGAGGAAGTCGAACTCTAGGGTTCCTCTGCTAGCTTGCAGAGCCATTAGGTTCTTCTTGTAAGTTACATAAGTAATGTTACGAATGATGCTCTTAGGTAGCTTATATACACCTACTCCAGAGGTTAATTGAATCATGCACATCTGACGGGTGAGGTGGGGTGCGTGATACTCTAGCTCAGTTAAAGCCTCGTCCATACACACCTTTAGTTGGTGGTCCACTAGCTCAACACGCACTACTGGGTGTCCTAATGAGGCAAGCACGTAGTCTCGGATCTGCTCCTCTATCTCATTGAACTCTACCTGATCGGATAGGCGAGTCCTGTTTAGATTATCTACATCTATCTCGCCAGGAGTTTCGTTGTCGGACATGTTCCTATAGGCTTGTCGGCTATAGGTGTTACCATATGTGGTAACGTCAGGAATTACTACTTGTGCCATAGCTCCTCTTCTTGGTCTGCTTCTTAGGCTTTGGAGTGATGTCCTTTAGATGCGGATACGATAGACTATACTCAGACTCAATCACTTGATTAGGTCTAATATGAGTTATCGTATCCCCTACAAGAACCAGCATGGGGAACCTGCACACGCTCCTATACCTATACATCTACTGTATATAGACAAGCAGCCACTCTTCTTCGAAGAAGAGTGGCTGCTTTTAGCTGTCAGCTAGGTCACTTACCAGCGACGTTCTCGAAAGGAGCGTATAGACCACCAGGACC